AAATAGCCCAACGTTGGTCACGCCGGCCCTTGGTACGCCTTCAAGCGCCACGCTTACAAACGCAACTGGTTTGCCGATTAGCACGGGTGTTTCGGGCCTTGGAACTGGCGTTGCCACGTTCCTTGCCACGCCCTCTTCGGCAAACCTTGCCAGCGCCCTAACAGATGAGACCGGCACTGCTGGCGCAGTAGTTTTCTCAATCAGCCCAACGATTGATAACGTTACCCTTACTGCCAATAACGGCACGCCAACCATCCATAGCCTTTACCTCCCTGCTGGGCATACGATTCAGTGGGAAGGTGCGTCAAACAACAATTTTGAAACCGTTCTTGACGTTGTTGACCCAACGGCAGATCGAACTATTAACCTGCCAGACGCAAGTGGTACTGTTGCCCTTACTGCAAACAAGTTGAGCGCGTTTGCCGCAACGTCATCTGCAGAACTCATCAGCGTTATCTCCGATGAGACGGGTAGCGGGTCGTTGGTGTTTGCCAATAGCCCAACGCTTGTTACTCCGGCGCTTGGTACGCCTTCTAGCGTTACGTTGACCAACGCTACCGGGCTGCCAATCAGCACGGGTGTGTCTGGTCTTGGAACTGGGATTGCCACATTCTTGGCAACTCCTTCGTCTGCAAACCTGATCAGCGCAATCACTGATGAGACGGGGACTGGCGCGCTTGTTTTTGCCAATAGCCCGACGCTTGTCACGCCAAACATTGGCGCCGCGACTGGTACAAGCCTGGTTCTTTCTGGTGACTTGACGGTCAACGGAACGACCACCACCATTAACTCGACGACCATTACGGTTGACGATAAGAACATTGAACTTGGTTCTGTCACTAGCCCAACGGATGCCGGCGCTGACGGCGGTGGTATCACCCTTAAAGGCACCACGGACAAGACCTTCAACTGGGTTGACGCAACTGACGCATGGACCTCGTCCGAGCACATTAGCCTTGCTACTGGCAAGGCGTACTACATCAATGGCACCTCGGTACTGAGCAGCACCACCCTTGGTAGCGGCATTACCGGATCGAGCCTTACGTCAGTTGGTACGATTGGTACCGGCGTGTGGCAGGGCACCGCAGTTGGCGTCCTGTACGGCGGTACCGGCGCTACAACCGCTTCTGGTGCCCGAAGCAACCTTGGCCTTGTTATTGGCACAGACGTTCAGGCCTACAACAGCACGCTTGCTGCAGTTGCTGGTGGAACGTACACCGGCGACAACGACATCGCCACGGTTGGCACAATCACCAGCGGTACGTGGAACGGCACGGCCATCTCCTCGACCTATGGTGGTGCGCTCCGCTACAACACCAGCGCTACGTGGACTGCTGGCGAGTCGAAGACCATTACCCATAACCTTGGCACCAAGGCCGTTCAGGTCTCCCTGTACGACTCGTCGGATGCTCAGGTCTTTGCAGATGTTGCCACCGCGACAACCAACACGCTGACGGTCACGATCAGCCTTGCGGGAACTTACCGCGTCGTTGTTGTTGGATAATCGGTAAAGAGCATACCCCCCGATACGCTTGATTAAAGCGTGCCGGGGGGTATAATCTTTTTATGCCAAAGTTTGTTAATCGCCTGACGAACGCCAGCCTTACCTCGGACCCCACTGCGGACGAGGGTACCTTCTATTACAACAGTTTTACCGATGAAATAAAATTAAAAACCGATACTGGGTTCTCAGCGATTGCATCACAAACAACGACAAACATGCCCACAGGTTCCATAACTACATGGCTAGGCTCACCATCTTCTGCACCGAGCGGATGGTTATTGTGTGATGGAGCAGCGGTCTCTCGAACGACGTATGCAGATCTTTTTTTGATCACCAGCACTTATTTTGGGTCTGGAGATGGCTCAACAACTTTTAACTTGCCAGATTTTCGAGGACTATCGCTTGTTGGGGCCCCATCCGCAAATGACGGAGTTGCCGTTGGAAATACAAGTGGAGGAAAAGTTTGGGTGCAAGGCACTGCTGATCCGTTTACATCTATTTCTCACTCTACCGATACATGGGCTCATACTCATTCTTGGACCGACGATTCTGCTGGATCACACACGCATGCTGTAGACCACACCACAACCGTTTCATTTAGTAGTGCGACTGCGGCAACTGGGCATACGCATACCTATACAGCAACGCCATCAACAAACGGTCATAGCCATACAGTTGGAGATTTGGGCGCTGCCTCCGGAACAACTTCTGTAAACACTGTTACATCAAACTTTGAGGCTGCGGCAATTTCGCACACGCATACGGCGCCAAACGTTACCGGAGGAAATTCCCATACGCATACCGTTACAGAGTCTTGCGGAACAAGTTCAGGGCACAATCACACTTATACCGGATCAACCGGTTCTTATACGGGAACATCTGGAAGTGACGGTTCGCATACGCACGGTGGTACTATGGGATCTGACGCAGCGGCATCACACACGCACAGCGACCACTCGTCAGATAGGCAAAGAGTTTGGTATTTGGTGAAATCATGACTAAAGTTCTTACAAGCATTAAGTTGCCAGTTTCAACTCAGGCTGTTGTTGAGGCCGGATCATATCCTGCTGGATCTATTTATTACGACAACACAAACAAGGTGGTTCGTTACTACGATGGATCTCTGTGGAATACCCTTACGTCTGGTGGGGCAATCGACATGCCAATTGGATCAATTCAGCAGTGGCTTGGCGCAACAGCACCATCCGGCTGGCTGATTTGCAACGGCCAGGCGGTTTCTCGTTCTACCTACAGTTCGCTATTTTCCATCATTAGCACACGTTTCGGAACTGGCGACGGGTCAACAACGTTTAATGTTCCAGACTTGCGGGGATATCAAGTTACCGGTACCAGCGCCAGTGCTGGGAATGTAGACAATACTTCAACGTTCCGACAGGGAACCATTGACGCCGGAACAATTGCAACTCACAGCGGAACTGCAGCGCTGCATTCGCACACACTGACATACACCGCAAGCAACGAAACGCAACATGATATTAGCCACTCGCATAGCGCTACTGTTTCAGAGGGAACCGTAACACTTACCGCCCACACATATTCCGACACTTCTAATGGCGGACAAAGTCATACACATACCGCAAGCAATGCTGCCGGTGCATCAGCGTCGGCAACTTCCACCGGCCAGACAAGAGCCTCTGCGGCGCACACACATTCGGCGCCAAGTGTCAGCACCGATACGCACACACATACGGTTTCAACAAGCAGTTGGTCGGCGCATAGCGCCCACCGCCATAGTCCTGTTTTTTCTGGGGCGACAACGGGAAGCACCGCCAGCGCATCTCCAACAAGTCACAATCACACGCCAAGCCCATCAACAGATGGAAGTCATACGCATACAGATCATAGTTACAAAACACATTATGTTCACTACATTATTAAGGCGTCATAAATGTCATTAAAATTTGTCTCACCACTGGTTCTCCCAACAGCAGCAAGTGATCAAACAAACATTGCCGGAGAAATGTATTTCAATACTACGACCAAGAAAATCCGCGCTTATAAAAATTCAGGCTGGTCAGATGTAGGCGGATCTTCTACCGGTGGATCGTCCGGTGAACCGGGAATGGTCACAGCATGGGCTGGATCTGATTCAAGTGTTCCAACCGGATGGCTATTCTGCGATGGGAGTGCGGTGTCAAGGACCACATACGCAAACTTATTTGCCGTTATTGGAACCAGGCATGGAGCAGGAGATGGGTCTACAACTTTCAATCTTCCAAATTATCAGGCTTACTGGCACATTGGCGCCCCGTCATCGCTTTCAACTGCGCCAGACCCTGTTGGCGTTGCGGCAAGTTGGAAGGTAGCAAGCGGCACTGCTTGGTATGCATCTTGGTCTCACTCCACGGCTGGGGCGCACTCTGGCCACTCGCCCACTCAGACAGCATCTGGAAGTCATAGTCACACTGGCGGGCATACGCACAGCATTACCTCTGCAAGCACTGACTCCTCAACAGATGGATCGCACACCGTAACAGGGGCATTTAACTCTGCTGGGGCTGCGCACACACACTCTGTCACCAGCGGATTTGCCAGTGCAACTGCGTTTACAGTCAATACTGGCGCAACCACTATTGCCTCCGACGCGCATACGCATGTTGTTTCACTCGCTTCTGGCGGCGCGTCAAGCAACCATCAAGTTTCCGGAAACTCATATAGCGGGACTGCCGGTCACGGTGGTGGTCATACGCATACCGCTGGGTCGGCAACAACAGACTCCAGCCTTTCCTCCACTGGATCTGTTTCTACTCATTCGCATACAATGAGTGCGGTTGGGTCAAGTGGTGGACATGCTCACGCAACGCATGACCCAAAGCGGCAATTGCTTCATTATATAATTAAGACATAGGAGATTGTATGGAACAGCGCCTTGTAACTATTGCCATTAACTACGAACCGGAAAACGAATCTTCTGTATCGGCTGCATTGGCCGAAATTTTTGGCGGTACTGCCTCAACGATAAAGCAGGCTACAAACGCTATCGCGGATAGGATTCAGGAAATCAATGGGGCAGATGTTCCGCACTGGTCTTGCTCAACTACGCAAAATTGGCAAACTCAGCAAGAAGAAATTGCGGCACTTTATCAGGCAATGGAAAGCCATAAGTGCACTTGCTGCCATCAGGCTGCAGAGCCACCTGCTGGCGCAATTGATTTTGAAAAGGGCGAATGCCCGCCGGAGCACAATTGCCCTGTTTGCGCTGCGGTAATTATTTAGCAGAAAGGTTAGATCATGGCAGCAAAGACCGCAGCAAAGAACAATAAGGTAAAGCATGACGCGCATAAGCCGGTCTTGACCGAGCGTATATGCGGGCAGTGCAAAGAGAACATCATGTCAAACGAAGTGGCGCTTATAAAAACGCTTACGTTTAACGGAGCAAAGCGCTCAAGCGCATGGCAAGAATTTCACCGAAAACATCTACCTAAAATTTAGTAGATTTTCTGCATAAAATACGGAGATTACTTACTGCTTGAGTAGGTAATCTCCGTATTGTTTAATGCTCACGGGAAGGAGACCCATGAGCACTAAACTAATTGTAGCACTGACCACGGCGTGGTTAATACTGTCCACACTAGCGTTCAGCATTGTCACGTCCCCGGTATTTGCATCGCAAAATAACTACGTGGACCGCACGCAAGACTTCTGGATCACCGTTCCGGAGCAGAGCCTCCTGCATATCTGGACCGACCTTTGCGACAACACAAACAGCGGATGGTGCGGCGGCATTGTTGACTCCATGCTTTGGCTGTACGACGGCGATGGAAATCTAATCGCCGCAAACGATGACTCTTGGACAGACCACACGGGTGGCTATTCTCTTGCTTCTACTATCCAAATTTCTGTTCCGGCTGGAAACTATCGTGTTCGCGCTGGCGTTTGCTGCGGTGACCCGGCCGCAGATCGTTTCTACGGCAATCACTACTACATGATTAGCAACTTTGAAGCGGAACTTGCTCCCGGCACGCCTTCTGCTACATGGACCCCAACTCCGGAGCCGACGCCAACCCCGACTCCGGAGCCCACTCCGACCCCAACCGTAGAGCCGACACCTACGCCGACTTTGGAGCCAACGCCTACCCCTACCCCAGAGCCAACTCCAACCGTAGAGCCGACACCCGAGCCTACACCAGAGCCCACCCCAGATCC